AGAACTAAACACTCCCAAATCTCTCTCCATGTAATGCTTCAGAGTAGGAATAGTTCCTGCCTTTGTACGGCGTTGATCTGTGTTGCCACAGTATCCTGAATTGAGTCTCCATCGCCTCATAACATGAACCATCCTCTCTTGAAGTCCGTGATGTATTGAACTGCTCCTGTGAGTCCGTTGACTGAGATTACATAATCACCAACTGGTCCTGTTGCACCTGTGACACCTTGAGGACCTGTTGCTCCTTGAGAACCTGTTGCTCCTTGAGAACCTGTTGCTCCTTGAGAACCTGTTGCTCCTTGAGGGCCAGTTGCTCCTGTAACTCCTTGAATGCCTTGAGCACCCGTAGCACCATTTGACCCTGTAACTGCACTTCCCCCAACGGTGCTACCTACCCCTATGTCATTCTGAACCCATTGATAATTTCCTGATGGGCCCAAATATCCTGTGTATAAAACGCCAGTGTCAGTATTGAACCATAAAGCACCATCATTTATAGGTGATGGCACAAGACTGGTAGCCAAATATGATTGTGTTATAACAACAGAATCGCCTACTACAAACCCCGAACCGGGAGGAAGTTCTGGTGCGCCAGTAACAGTTAATGGATATAACGGAGTCCAAACTCCAACTGCGGTTGATCCGGTAGAAGACGGTAAAAACCCGTATTGATAGCGAGTATCTCTTTCAATAAATAAATCACCGTATTGGAACCAACTTTCGTTTCCTGCGGTTCCATACACGCCAGCATCAATATCAGCAACAAAATCTGTGTAGGTATTATAAACGAAAGTTTTTTGTAATGGATAATCTTGAACTCCTCCTGTTATTCCGCCAACAAACAAAGTTCTGTCAAAAGTATTGACAGCAAGTTCACCAAACGATAATGCAGAAGGAATATTTCCTGCGGTTAAACCCCGCTTAATTCTTATTATTTTGTCTGCCATTAGTATTGCACCCATACTCCTTGGTTAGCCGCTGTGCTGCCAGTAAGAACTGTGTATAGATATAACTTTCCGTTATCTGTATTTACCCATCGGTCTCCATTATACATTCCACCAAATGGAGTTGTTGTTTGAGTGAATGTTCTAACTCCCAATAGATTTAGATTTGCTGATACTGAACTACCATCACTCAAAGTAGAAACTAAATTTGCAGTTCGTGTAACTCCCTCATCAGTAACAGCGGTTGTTATTGTGACATTTGTAGCACTAATATTTGTTCCAGCATCACCCTTACTTCCTGCTGCTCCTAACCTACCACCAGGAATATAGTAAACACCAAATCTTTCTCCGTTTAAAAATGTCCCTCCTGTGGTGGAAGAGTTGCTAGACCAATTAAATGTATAAAATGCAGTTGCGCCAGTTCCAGTTTTTGTTACGCTACCAATCGTGTAAGCGAAAACTGTGTTTCGGTCATAACTAGTTACATATAACTGCCCAACTTCAGTTCTACCGGTATTTTGGTTGTCCCGCCCATAATCCCAATACTTTTCTCTAGAAATTGATTCAAAATCTGTAGCAGAAATGTATAGGTTATTACTACCTGCTACAGGGGTATTAACATCATAATTGCCTGTGATATATCCTGTGGCTCCTGTTGCTCCTGTGCTGTATTGATAGCGTAAACCAAAGAATCCTGTTATGCCTTGAGAGCCGGTTGCACCTGTAGCACCAGTTGCTCCTTGAGGACCAAATGGTTCAACCCAATATGAAGACGAGCCATCTGTGATGTAAACAAACACATTTCCGCTGCTTGTGTTGAACCACATATCACCGTATGTGGCTCCTGTTGGTGCTGTGGTTGATGAGGTGAAACTTATTGCACCTGAGATACCTTGAGGGCCAGTTGCTCCTGTAACTCCTTGAATGCCTTGAGCACCCGTTGCACCTGTTCCTCCTATAACACCATTTCCACCAGAACCTCCACCGCTAGAAGAAATGGTTAGCGAATTTGTGGAAGGATCTGTTGTTATTGAGACATTAGCACCAGCAACAAAGGTTAGAGTTTCTGCATCATACTGAACTGAGTTTAAATCGGATTGTCCTGCAACTGAAATAGTTTTGAATGCAGTATCCATGCCACCGCCACCGCCGTCACGACTTACACTTCCGCCAGCAATTCCTTTGACTTTGCTTAGATCAATGCTCAGAGACTTTTTATTTGCATCATATTGAAGTGGATAATTGGCGTGAAGCAGACCAGATTCGCCCTGTTCTCCTTTATCACCTTTATCTCCCTTTTCTCCTCGCTCTCCTCGTTCCCCTTGTTCGCCGCGTTCGCCTCTTGCTCCTACAGCCCCATCGCGTCCATCCAGTCCAGAATCGCCCTTCTCGCCTTTATCGCCTTTTTCTCCGCGTTCTCCTGCATCACCCTTCTCGCCCTTTGCTCCCGGCTCTCCCGCTTCCCCTCGCTCACCTTTCGGGCCCATTTCGCCTTTCGGGCCTTGAACGCCTTGAGGGCCGGGTGCTCCTTGTTCTCCCTGCTCTCCTCTCTCACCTTTCTCTCCCTGTGGCCCTTGAGCACCTGGAACTCCTTGTGGGCCTTGGACTCCCTGCGGTCCCTGTGCTCCCGGTTCACCTTTCTCGCCCCGTTCGCCTTTTTCACCTTGGACACCTGGTTCTCCTTTATCTCCAGGCCACCCATCCCGTCCATCCTTGCCTGGCACTCCTTGTTCACCACGCTCTCCCCGCTCTCCGCGTTCACCCTTTGACCCTTGAGGGCCTGGAATGCCACGCAGACCACGGAGACCTCGAATGCCTCGTTCTCCTTGAGGCAATTCGATATCACCCGAAGGGGATTCCGGGTTAGAATCCGATTCTAAAAACTCTCCGAACTCGCGGAGAAATTCCTCATCGGATGGATTGTGGTTTTCTCGGTCAGACTGTCCCATCGCCTGTATTTAGGGGCTGCGTTAAAGCCTTCCATGAAACAGGAAACAGCGGTTCAATCAGTTTAGAAATAGCGGCAGCATATTCTCGCACTTCCCATTGAGCATGTGGGTCTGAACGCAGCCCGTAAACTCGGGCATATGCCGCAAGTGAGCCTGTCCACCACCATTCTGTATAAGTGCCTTGTGGCAACACAAATCTAGCCTGCTCGGGAGCAACGCCATCGCGCAATAAAGCGTTGTAAGTGTCGAGCGCATCCAAAGCCACACGATTATACATGCGGTCAAAATCATTGATAATAATATCCTCAATGAAATCTTCACTGCCCTGCTTGGCTCCATTTGTGGGAGCGGAACGCCAGTCGGGTGTGTAAAAGTCTGGCTCATCTTTAACATAACGACGGCTCACTTCATTCTCCACGAATCCTTGTTTGTGCTTGAAAAGTTGAGTGCGAATCGAAATTGGAGCCTTGATGTGCAAGGTAATCTGAGGATGAGCAAATGGAGTCCAGTGTTTGTGTGTAGCAAGATACCCGATAAGTTTTGCATCTTTCTCTGTGATCTGTGTGGATTTTTTATTGAAAGACACACGGGCTGCATTCACAACCATTAGATCGTTGCCCATGTGAGAAACAAGAGAAACAAATCCCTTGTCTAAAACTTGAATGGTGTCGCCATCCTGCTTCGCCACATTATCCATAGTATAAACTCCTAAAAATTAACCGTGTCGCTTAAAGTATTGAACTTGTCGTTCTCTCTTAATGATGTCTTCTTTAGTCTTTGCTCTACCAAGAACTTTTGAACCATCCTTGGAATAAAGGACCCATTCTCCGCCTTCATGTCGAATCGTTTCTTCTATATCTTTACGAGGCGTATCAGGTCGCTTAACTTTAGCCTTCTTTGCTTTACCGGAACCGCCTGGCTTGGTTAGCACACCCAAGTCCATTGCAGGTTCTGTGCCACTGATTTCCGTCATGGTGTCTTCAACAGTAGCCAACACTTTATCGTCTTTGCCCAATATTTCAACTCGGTCAACTCCGTCTACGGCAGCAAGAACCTGCTTCGCATCTTTCTTTGCATCTTCTAGCGAAGCACTGCCCATCTTACCGGTCTTAACAATCTTATCGCCTTGGTAAGCCACCCACACAAACTCGGCTCCACGATACTGATACGAGCCTGCGTTCTTTTTCACATACTCGATATCGGTAGTGATGGCTTCAACGAATTTACGGAATGGTTTCATACGGATATTTAGGGCTAGCATCGCTTCCATCCCATGAATTTAAGTTTTGCTGTCGCACCACGAGCCGCATTTTCTGTAATGATTCGCAAGGGGTCAAGACCAGCCAGCACCATATCGTTGATATCTTTTTGTTCGACCGACGAGGGCCAAATGCATACTGTTCTGCCTGCTCCAATCAATCCTTCCACCACTTTTACCACTTCTCGGTTTCTGGGCTCGTTGTCCAACGCGAAAACGGGATTTGCACCTACCTCTTCAGGCAAGACAGCAGATTTACCCAATCCTGCTGTGGCTACCGCATTAGGAAGAAACAAAGAATCTAGAGGCCCTTCCACCACAATTACCGGCTTGCTTTTATCCACGCGGTCAAGACCAAACCACATTCTTTCTTCGCCTCGCTCTTTGCGAAGCGTGATGTAGCGAATGGTTTTTGTGTCGAGGGCACGACAGTTTGCACCAATCAATTTGCCGTGATGAATGATAGGTATGATGAGTCTTGGTTCATCTCCCAACTCTTTTTCAGGGTCTATGGTTTTAGCCCACTCACCAAAGTTTTCGGCGTAATACAGAAGTTCGTGAGCCGACTCAGGAATCTTTCTAGCGTTTAAGAAGGCTTTCGCAGGATGAGTCGAAGCGAGTTCCGAAATTTTGGGCAGTCCGATTCCCATCTCGGACGAGTTTGAATTAACCACTTCAGGTCTTCCAAATCTTGGCTGTTCGAAGGTGAAGATAGGCTCGGCTTCGTTTCTGCCGGTGAGTCCACCTCGGTATTTTTCAAGAGTGTATTCATCATAGAGTCGCCTGTCAAACTGTTCAAGGAATTTGGATAGTGTGGTTCCGAAGTCACAGTTATGACACTTGACAAAGAATCCACCCTTCTTCTCGTAGAAGTAGAAGCGGGTTTTGGTTTTGTTTCGTTTGGAATCGCCGCATATAGGACACCTGCAAACTGCTAGAGCGTTTGTTTTCTTCCAAGCAAAGCGGGAAAGCCTTGGGGAAACCATGTTTATGAACTTCACATCCAAGTAACTCATGGCGAAAGTATACACTAGTATTTAGCGGAATGCAACTAAAACCCGCACTTTTACGGTTTGCGAGTCCAGGCGGTGTCATTACGGCAGACGATTACAAATTCAAGGTTTAGTTAACTTTTCCTTGAAAGTAAACATTTTTCCTGTGCCAGAAAAATTATTTTCCAGGTGCTCGCAATTTCTGCAAACTTCCGTATACATAGTCGATTACGAATTCGGCTTTACGATATTGATGGTTTGAATGTCTTGTTTGATACGATCTTGTTGACGACGCTGAATCTTTTTACGCTTCTGCATGGCAGTGGTTTTTGGCATTGGAGGCTCTTGTCCTGGAGATACCCCCGCCATTTGTCCACCACCCACATTATTTGCAGGAGCAGCCACAGCAGCACCATCTTCCGCCATCTTACGAAGTTCTTTAATTGTGGCTATTCCTTTGTTGGCTTTGTATAACGCAACTCCAAATATTGTATCCACCAAAGGGTTATCGGTTTTAAAATCTGGCGTTTCCACCATCAACATTCCACCTAACTGTTCACAAGATACTCCTTTTTCTTGTAAATAGTTCAAAATGTGAGTTTCAAACTTTTCGGGGGTTGAACCGCCGTATTGTGTTTTTAGTGCCCATATCGACTTAATAAAATTGTTAGTGTCTAGACTATTGACAAAAACCTGTTCAACCAATCGCTTTACATTCCAACAGTATGCGTAGAAAATATCAGGATACGCTTGTCGTTCGTGCGATTCTGTTAACTCGTGACGGTTTCGAAGAATTTTACCATTTTCGCTTATGATACCAAGTTTATAAGCGGCTTGTTTTTTCCAAGGAGTTGTGAGTATCTGAAGGAAGCGATGCTCTGCCATAATTTCTTCAAGTCGCGGATCTATACTCATCACAGACTCCTTAGTTTCTCGATTATTTCGGTTTCTAGTGGTATTTTCACTATATCTATACCTTCTATGTTTTTTGTATTTTCAGGCAAATAATGCAGGTAAACTAAGAAGGTTTTGAGTAGAGGTAAAAGATCAGCATCCATTTTATAGAACAACATTCGTGTAGCAGGCACAATTCCAAACACATTATAGAATGTTATAAGATGATTAAGAATTAAACGATCTCTTAATTCCCCACTTCTTTTGTATTTCTTAAACAAACGCTTAAGGTAAATGATACGAGTTAAATCTTCTTCAAATTCTCGCATGCTGTGGCATTGAGGATTATCATAATGCTTCACAGCATATAAAGTAAAATTATCATTGTTTAATACTTTAAATAACATTCTATAAAACCCTTGACCTTGTATCTATAATAAAAAAGAGAGCCTTACGGCTCTCTTTGGGCGGTGAAATGCGGATTTTAGAACGCCCTTAGCCCTGAACTATTTCAGGCTTGACCGAGAATGTTCCGTCTTCGTTTTTAGCAATCTCAACAACAAGATTTAAAGGTGTTCCTGTTTTGTTGCTAATATTGTCGGCATGATACGGCTCATAGCCAGGATCTGTTGGGTAGCGACCGTATGAGCCTCCAAGATACTTTAGCGGAAAAGAGTGAGAACCTTCACCAATTTCATTTACAGGGCCTCGCTTGTTATCAACGCTAGCAACTGCACTTTGATCTAGTCCTGTTTTTGCAGGAGGCATGCGATATTCAAAGAATAAACCAACAGTTTCCAATTTGCTCTTAATTTGAGTTAAAACATTGTAAGGATTGATGTAAGTTTTTCTTACAGCAGCCCCAAGAAATGTATTAAGTCTAGCAAGAGCCTCGTTATTTAAAGAAGCAATGTTAATTTCTGGAGTATCAACTGCTCCATCAGGATTGTGGGGCCCTACAGCAGGATTTAAATGTCCTGCTTCGGAAGAAGCCATACCCCATTGTTCCTTTAATTTGCCTCTCAATTCTTTAAAACGCATGATAAACTCCTATCAACGAACTGTTACACGGAAAGAAGCATGTCCTGTTCCTGAAGCGGCATTAGCAGTTGCACCATCGTATACTGTTGCAGTTAGTCCGTATGCTCCCGAAGTTAATCCTGCGGGAAGGATTACCACACCAATATCACTATTGTATGTTGATGTTGGGCCGAAGAATGCTTCATAGACTGCTGTTGGAATTCCATTTGCTCCACTACTAGTAAGTAGTGTGCTTCCTGTTACGAATGTGATTCTCTTCAAATCGCTGTGAGCAGCAGGTCCTCCGCCTGTCATGTTTCCAGTTACTGTCAAAACAAGATTTTGTGTGAAATTCACATCATTTGCTTTAACTTTAATGTAACCTGTGTTTCCTGCGGGGAAAACCGTTCCTACAACATTAGTATATGTTGGAACCGAATTAGTTAAACCAAGACTTGTGGTTCCCCAGAACAGGGTAGAAACACCGTATTCATTTAATCCGAAATTTGCAGTTGCAGAGTGGCTTAAACCTAGACCTGAATTGCCACCAGATGTTGCTCCATCACCATTGAATGGGGTTGTGATGTATGGAGAATAGTTTGTAATTCCTTGACCTACGAGCAAATCTCCAGAAGTAAAACCACCGGTGATGCTAAGGCGATTGGCAAATGCACTTGATGTTACTCCTGTGATACCAGGATCGTTAGGCATAGCAACAATCAGTTCCATTTGAGGATAACTTGAAGTTGCTCCAAGTGTTTTTACACCTTCGAATTGACCAGCCAAATTTGACAAGGCGTTCCCAACAGGAAGTTCCCATCCTGCGTTTGTGCGAACACAGAACCGCTTTTGGGCTGCTGTCAACCATGTTGGTTTTGATTCTTCTCTATCGTTATTATTCCAAGTTCCCATTTCGGCTTCTCCTTGTCGTTATTTAGCGAGTTTCGTTGATGATATTACGAAGGGTTGCAACTTCTTCTTCAGAAAGTTGAGTCAAAAATTCACGAAGACCCAATTCAATCTGTGATGGTTGAGTTTCTTCCTTCTTCATACCAGCGGTTTTAATACCGGCAGCGGCTTTAGCGGGAGTAGCCAACTTGTTTGCTTCTGCGCTTGATGAACCGCCCTTTGGAGCAGTCTTGCTCTTTACTTCGGCGGGGGTAGCCAATGCTGCCTTTTGTGTTGGCATTTTAACATCGGCTTCATTTACCAACTCATCAAAACGAACCACCATTTCTGGAGTTAGCGAGCAACCACACTTTGCAGCACCCTCTTTCAGATGCTTGCGTAGAATATTACGCTTGGTTTCAGCAACCATAACGCTTTCTGTAAGCGTCTTTAGTTCGGTTGCGGCCGCCTTGGCTGCTTCCTTTAGCGACTCGGGAAGTTCAACTTTTGTGGTTGTCTTACCAACGAGAACATTTGTGATGCTATTGTAAAAATCTTTGCTGATTGGTGAGTTGTGCATTGCTGCTCCTTGTAAATTTTATACTCTTGCCGCTAGGTAGTATTTAGTTAAATTTATCAGTTGGGGGTTGTCCAAAGAGTTCCTTCTGCGTTTCTTCTTTTAATCAGACCTGGTAAAACTTTTCCATCTGATCTGATATATTTTGATAATGCACTAGGCACTTGACTCCAGTTTGAAGGCGTTTTTAAAGCCCTAGTTATGGATTCAAATCCTTCTTTACCATAGAATCCAGGTCCAACATTATAAGCAAAAGATATTAGCGCAGCCTTTTGATTAGAATTCATAAGATTCCAATTTGGTATATTTTTTAATTTAGGCAAAATTTTAGTATTAACATAATGTTCCATATATGCATCCGCTTGCTGTTTTGTTATTTTATCTCCTTGTCGAACAGGTCTACCGTCTGGATGTGTGGTTGAACCTTTGCCTATAGTCCAAATTTTTCCAGTTGCATCCCAATAAGCACTAGTTCTAAATCCTTCAAATTTTGAAATTATTTCTTTCCATGCTGTTGTGCTTGTTGAAGTTTGTGTTATTTTTTGTGTGGTTGCGGCTTGTGCAGAAAACGAAGGTACACCCAGACCTAAACTCATAGCCATTAATCCAGGAATTAACATGTTTGGTTTTTTAATTTCTTCTAGGGATTTAGTATACTGAATAAAAGTTTTCATTATTCATCCCTTGGCTTTCTTCCAAAGGTCTGCATCAGCAGTTCTTCGTGTCTTTCCCCCGGTTAGGAATGAATTGACTCTAGCCAAAGCCCATTGTTGAGGAGTTGCACCAGGACGATGACCACCTTTCCAAGCCGCCATGCCTCGGTCATACACTTGTTTTAAAATTCCATATGAAACACCAGATTGCTTGGCTTTGTTTTGTAAAGCCTTTTTGCTTTCTGTTAATTCTAGTTCAGTTTTTAAATCTTTAAAGCGTTTCATGTCATTTCTCCGGATTGTGTCCCCAAATCTTAAGGGCTAGTAGTTTACGAGTTGGCTCACCTTTATCGTCACGAAGTGGGCCTTTGGCTCCCTTCATGCGGCTGATAAATGAAATTTGCTTGTTTGCCCATTTCCAGTCGCCTGCCTGCCAATCATCCTTTTTCTTGTCAAGCATTCGGACAATAGCACGAGCCGAATCGCGTCCCGAGGTAATCTTACCTCCACCAGTTCCTGCTTTACCTGCTTCCTTACGAGACAAGCCTGCCGCTTTCCCATCTTCTGAATCTATAAAATTCTGAAGTTCTTTGGCTCCCATGTTCACAAGTTTAGACCATTCTTTGTAGATACGATCTTTTTCTTCATCATCAGTTTCTTCTGCGACTTGACCGGGTGTATCTTTAGCGTAAGTTTTACGAATCTTGTTGGTTCCAATTTCCAACACTTCTTTGTAAATCTTTCTGGCAAAACTGTTTTCATCGGTATGCTCATACATCATCCACTCAAACTCTTGTTCTAGAGTGGAGGAAACTTTAGGAGCGTGTTCCGCATACATGGCTCGCTTCTGTTCTTCGATATACACTTCCCATGCGGTTTGTTCTTCAGGGCTTCCTGCTTTAGCCTGCATATGACGAGCCTTTTCGATTCGGGTTGCAATTTTGTCGCAATCATCCAAGCGAACCGCCTCATCTAAAATTTCTTGCAGTTCAAATGCTTCTGCTTTGGTTCCAAACTTTTTCGCAAACGCTACAGAATACTTGGAACGGCGAGCAGTTTTTTCGGGGTCGCCTGGTAGTTTTTTCCAAGCCTTTGGGTCTGAATCGGAGCGAGCCTTACGAGCAGCGAACTGTTGAACTCTAGCCTTGGCATCCGCTCGGCTTAATCCTGAAACATATTTTTTAGGTAATCCTGTGCTTTTATCTTTTGGTGAAGCCTCTGCTTTTCCTTCAATCATTGCGAACTCCTCTGTTTTTGGTTCTGGTTTTGCAGCAGCCATATCTTTCGGATCAACCTGCATACCAGTTTGACGCAGGAATCTAAGTCCTATCAAAACTTTGTATTCCATGTGCTGCCTGTTAGTTAATGAAAACTTAACATTCTTGTATTCTCTGCCGCCAAATTCCACATCCATGAATACCACAGGACGAATTTCTCGTTCTTCGGTTCCGCCTCGCTTAATCTTGATTCGACTAGCGATATCTTTGGTGATGGTTTTATCGTTAATTTTAAAGGTTACAGTATGGTTCTTTTCGTTAATCTTGATATCTTTCGCATCAATAGAATTGTAACCGCTATTGCCGGTATCCACTTTCGCGTTGTATTCTACTCCATCAACCGTAATCTTTTCTGATACTGCAACATTACTGAATAGTTTCCAATTACTCTTGTTACTGACATGTTCAATCAAAGCATCCATCAGACCTTGACCTTCCACTTCTTTGGTTGGTTTGCCTCCATCGTATAGCGTGTAAACATTACCGCTACCAGGTGAAGCGTTCATCTCGATGATATAAGGTTTACCGTCAACTACAACATGGTCAACGCCAACATAATAGCACTTACTCACAAGTGCAACCTTTTCTACAAGTTCAATCTCTTCTGGAGATAACTTGAATGCGCCCCCTGAGGAACCCCTAGCAATATTTGTTCGGAAGTCTCCCTTAGCCTTGTCCCGCTTTGCACAAGCAAAAATCTTGCCATTTAATACGATGCTACGAACATCGTTCTTAAAGCCTGGCAGGAACTCTTGCAGAATTACTTCTGCACCAAACTTCCACAGGGATTGTAGAACCGAGCGTAGTGACTTCTCGCTTTCAATAATAGAAACACCGATACCTTCTGCTCCTGTAACAGTTTTAACTACTACAGGATACTTGCCGCCGATAGCCTTCATCGCGTTTTCCACGGAGTCTTCATCGGAAACAAATGCAGTTCTTGGGTGTGGCAGGTTATACTTCTGAAGGGCAAGAGCGGTTTGCAATTTGTTTGCACACAACTCCATTGCTCCCTTCTCGTTAACCATGAACACACCGTTGTTTTGTAGAATAGTAGCCAAACCGATTCCTAGTTCGGAATTTATTACACCGCCACGCACAAAGCAAAGAGTGTCACGCGGGCTTATGGTAATCTTTTTCTTTTCTTCGCCTTCAGTAATCTGAATGACTATCTTATCACCATTGGCTTCCATCGGATTGATATGAGCATACTTCATCTTTACAGTATGGAATTCTATGCCCTTTTTCTTGCAAGACTTTTCCATCTTTTCAATAGATGAACCGTCTGTGCTGCCTTCAGCGGAAGTCAGACAAATCAGAGTTACATCAGATGACTTCTCTTCCCATAGCCATTCTTCCTTTAGTTGCATTCCCTTTTTCACAGCCATGAATATCTTCTTGGCATCCGCCTTGCTCACATGAGCAGGAACTCCCTTAAGGAACGCATCGTAATCGCCGTCAAACACCGCCTTACGCATCTTGGATGCCGACATGCCTTGCACACCTTCCGCATCAGGGTCGCGGTTGCCAGCACTAATCACCTTGAAGTCTGAGAACTTGTAGCCCTCGGTGCTTTTTGGGTCAAGGTCAATGTATTGCTTAATCTTGTTGTATTCCGCGATGTGGTCTGCGCCAGTCACAATGTGAACGCGAGTATATCCTGCATCACTCAACTTTTGTGCAATAGCATAAGGTCCTGCAACTGTCTTGCCGTCCTTGTTTTGAAAAGGCTTTGGCATCAGTTGGAACTTCATCTTCGGGAAGAACTTCTTTAAAGTCTCAAGTTTAGTTTTTGCGTCTAGCGGATTCTTCTTTGGGTCTTGCGAGTAGGAAGCGTAAACACAGAACTCTGCACCAATCTTTTGTGCTTCGGTCATCACTTTGTTTACAAGAACTTCGTGCCCTGTAGTTGGAGGATTAAAGCGTCCAACGCCAATAACAATTGACTTTTCTTTCTTCGGGGCTTCGGTGATGACTTGTGAGAGTTTTTTCACTTCCATTCCTTTGCTAGATTAAAGTTGTTGCGTGAGAACTCGTTGCGGTCAACAAGTTTCACGATACTACATGTCTTACCACAAACTGCTACGAAACCTTCAGGAGCAGTTGGACGATATCCATCCTTGTCTGCAATAAAGGTTGAGACAGTTTGGGTAAGAGAAAGTTTAGAGATGACTAATCCTTTAGCCTTTGCAAGCATGGCATGCAACGCAAACAGGCGGTCAATCTGAGAAGCGTAGGCTTTAAGATACTTCGTGATACGAACCATCTTTTCCGCTTTCTCGTCTTTCTTGCTTTGAGTCTTCAAGGCTTCCGCTTCAGCAGCAAGTTTAGCCTGCACGAAAACAGAAAATCCGTTTGTGGTATTATTGCTTAATCCTGCCTTGACCGTGGAATTAATGTATTGTGAAACATACTCAGCCGCTTCACTCTTCAAGAAAGAAAGTAGAGCAGACTTAAGATTTGCACCTTCGGCTTCAATCTTTTTGGTTAACTCAACAATCTGCTTTTCTTCCGAGGTTTGCAGAAGCAGATTCTTTGGAAGTGTTGGAACTTTCGCATCCACCACCCATACCGCTGTGGAAGTTCCCATCGCAGGAACACCAGGCGACCACGAACCGCGTTCCTTGATGTCTCCGCTGCCACTCCACTTGGTGTGAAATACCACACCTATCTTTGCTGCTGCAACTTCTGCTGCTGCTGACGAATCTGTAGGAATAGCATAAGTGATGGTGTTCGGTCGGAACACAATATATTCTCTACCATCAATTGTTTGTGTTTTCTTTTCGCCTTGAGTAAAAAGCAAATCGCCCCAAGCCACACCACGAATGTTCAACGGCTTGAACAGTTTCAGAGCAGCGATTAGTTTATCTACCACACCGCCTTCATGGTTCTTGCGAATATCGGCTTCAGTATAATTAACCTTGGAAGCCTTAGAGAAGAACGATTTGGTGGCAACGAAAAACTTCTTGGTTTCAGGATGTATACCAGTAATGATAGCAGGAGCCCCGTCCCACTTGGTGGATACATTCAGAGAAGCGGTTTGCTTTCCGCCTGCGGAAATACCACTAACCACATCTTTCAGAATTTTGATGGAGGTCTGTAAGCCAGCCCAACCATTTTCGAACATGCCGTCTTCAAGATGGCTAATATGTCCGTTGGATTCTTTTATAAAATTAGGGGTTGCGTGTGTGGAAAATGATAGCATACCCCATATTTATACTATTCCTCAATCCACCTAGACCAAGTTTTCGGGCCCAAATGGTCAATAATTGTCATTACAATCATCTTCCTGTTAGGCACAATTGGAGGCTTGGCTAGCGGCATCTTGGCTTCCTGCGGGGTTCGATTAGCCTTCTTATAGTTACATTTACGACAAGAAGCCACAAGATTCTTCCATTCAAACTTACCACCACGGCTTACCGGCATAACATGGTCTACGGTTCCGTTTGCAGCATTCAACGAGCATCCACAATACTGACATTCATACTTGTCACGACGGAATACCCCCTTACGGGTGGCTCCCTTGACCCGATAAGGCAAGTTAACATACTGCACCAACACGATAGCGGTTGGGAGTTCGTAGTGTCCTCGGGGAGTAGGAATGCGATAGTAGTCTTCGTGACCATAGGGCTTCTCGGCTCTACCTGAACACAGCAGGTTAACCGCTCGCTTCCAATCAATCACATTTAAGACTTCCTCGCTAGCGTTGAGGAGGAGAACCTTCAAGGAGTTAACCCTTCAGCAGTTGCGGATTGGTGTCCTGTTCCATTTCCTGATTGAACAAGTTTATTTCTTCTTGCTCATCACGAATGATAGCATACACTTCTGCTTTAAAACAAATTGCCAATGCTTGATCGTTTTCTGACATCAAAGTGATGTAACCACCAGCAATAACTCTATCTCCCTTTTGAATGGGAAACGCTTCTGGCTGTCGAGCAAAAGAGAAATTTCTGCCATCGCCGCCAACAGGCTGAGGAGCAAATGCGGTTTGCCCAACAGAATAAACAATTCCTTCAAACGCCTCACCAGGCTTAACTTTGGAACGATCAACTTTAATAATCACATACTCAGTATTTGGAATAAGCATTTTGTTTCTCCTTGTTGTTAGTATCTAGTAGGAGTGCCAGGATTCGAACCTGTTCCAATCGGGTATAAACCAATCTGGGCCAACCAAAGACCCCCCACTCCCATTAAACAAAAGCCACGCGAGACTTTTTGTTTGCTACATGTCCTGATTCCGTCTTGATAAGGTAGTTACTTTTCTGTCTGTCCTCATCATTACCTAATCGGTAGTTCACTTCTGTGATTCCCTTGTCGCGTAAAGTCGGTGTGATGTTACTTGCCAACTGGGCAACAATAGTTTCCGACAAGGCTGCTGCGGTAGCCTCATCAGTGTTCAGGGGAATATCAATGTGAAGTCGGAACATGGATGTATTATATCTTGTGATTTGATTTAGTCAAGACCAATCAGCAAAATCTCTCTTTTTAAACTTCTCGCCCATGCGTTCACGGAAAGTTTTAAATTCTCCTGTGTCTTCCTCGTCCGTATCCTTGGATTCGGTAATATTAATAATTCCCCGTTGAGCCGATTCATCCAAATCAAACAGTTTCATTTTGCTACGATCAATGCCTATAACGAAACGCCGATTCGTTGCAGGGTCGGCATAGCGGTTCTTCAACTGCTTCACCATAATCTGACCAAGACCTTGAAGTTCTTCAGTGGACACCAAAGCAAACATAAAGTCTGCGGTTTGTGGTAGACCGAACGATTCACTAGTATCTGTCAACTCAACATCCGTGCTAGAGAAGCCAGAACGATTAGTTTGAGTTGCCGTAAAGATGGGAACACCAGTCTCCACCGCAAGACCGCGCAGTTCCTCTGCAATAGCCTTGATGAATGTATATGAGTTTACTGTAGCACTCTGTTTCATACGAGAAGATGCACAAATGTTTAAGTAGTCGATAAAAATAATTTCAGGAACAAAGTTCTTCTTCAAACGCAGTTCATCCAACAGATGCTTGAAGTGCATTACTGAAGCACTCGCTGTCGGATACTCTTTGATAATCAGTTTCCCCGTAGTCTGTTCCATAATACGCTTCATTTTGCGGTCGTAGATATCCTTGGGCAAAGCCTTCAGGTCATCCAAACTAGTATCCATCAGATTGGCATCAATGCGCTCAGCAATACGCTCTTCCGCCATTTCGCAAGTTATATACAGCACATTCTTACCTTGCATCAGACAATTTGCAGCATGGTGACAGAGGAACAAAGACTTACCCACGCCCGTGCCCGCGAGACACACATTCAGAGTTTTGTATGGTGTTCCGTTGTTGGTAATCTTATTCATCAAGTCAAGGTCAAACGGAATACGCTTCTCTACGGTGTGATAGAAGTCGTATCGCTTGTCCGCGTCACCAATAAAATCGTGACCGATATGAGAATCAAAACTAACTGCAAGAGCAGTAGAAAGAATGCTTGGAATAGCAGTTTTAGTTTTGTCTTTGGACTTTCCATCAATAATCTGAATGGATTCCATGATACCATTATAGAGTGCCTTTTCCTTGCAGAAGTTTTCCGTGTTATCTAGCAACCATTGTGTATCGGGAGCATCATGCGTCTTAAAACTCTTGATGATTTCTCGAATAGATTTGAACTCGGTTTCGCTTAAATCATCGCGCTTTCCCAAGTCGATAAGTAGACTTTCAACACTTGGCTTGGCGTTGTATTGAGTGTAAAACTCACTTACGCAGTCGTAGATAACCCGCTCGTCACGCTCATTGAAATACTCAGGCTTCAAGAACGGTAGAACTTTTCTACCATACTCCTCATCATGGAGCAGAGACCTAAGAATTAAAATTTCTGTTCTGTCAGCAGACATCAGGTGGACTCTTGAACAGTCAGTATACCCCAAATCCCCGAAAAGTCAAGCAAACTTTTTCTGACAATCGTAGATAAAATCCGAGCAAACTGCCCCAAAACCAGTTTTGTTGTAAGCGGCTACAGATTCTTTAGAAAGAAGAGGAATGATACATTCGGAATTCATATCATTTGTTAAATCGTGTGACCAAATCCAACCATTACTTACGAGAGTATATCTGTCAGACTCGTGGCAAAAATGTCTAAGAACTCGCATTAAAGGACTTTCATAAATCCATTTTAAAGCAGCGTATTCTTTAACATGAATCCAAAGATATTCACGGCGTTGCCAAAGCCACTCCTCAGTCACAGGATACTGAGCGTAATCGTGGCCTAGATGGGGTTGTTCGTTTTTCATACGCAGATCTATCTCTACATCATAGCCTGCATCAATGGCTTCTTGAATGTAATCCAATGAGTTTTCACGCTCGGGAATAACTCCGTCAAGATTGCCTCGGTGTGAAATGTAAATCACGATAATTCCTCGATTCTAATACTACGGTCTTCAATAAACATGTCGTAATACGGTTTGTCGCAGCGCAGATCATGGTGCTTTGCGCCCCAATCCTCTAACTGTTGCTTGGTTAGATCATACCAATCTATTCCACTTCGACTACCTCTAGCCGTCCAATAAATGATAGTGTTACCTTTATCATATAATCTATTGATCTTTTCTATGTTTTCAGGAATAGGCTTTGCCTTCTTATACTCCCGAGGATGGTCAGGAGTAATGCAAATCGTTTCATCAATGTCAACAAATATGATTTTAGTCATTGTGATACGAGTCCCAATACAGATAGCAGTTAATCAGATCATCTACAGACTTTACCTGCTTTCCTCTGGTTATAGTTGCCCAAGCCTCAAAGTTTTCAACTTCTTCAGGAGTTCCAAATACGGTTACGAATGGGGTATCGTAGTAACCAACCTTTAAACCATCTTGAATCAGCAGATTGTATACCAAAGTAACATAGAATTCTCCATTATACTGAACTCCCCTCTCCATAGCAAGATCAAAATATTTCTTGATGTCTGCACCACACCTAAAGTAATACATGCCAGTAGAAGCATGTTCATTCATCGGATTGTCGGTATAACAAGCCTTTTCTTTAATCTCAGTAATGTATGGAGTTCCTGGCACATCTTTAACAAACGCCATCTTTGTTTGAGCCAAGGTATGTGGATGAAATCCTGTGTGCGTTAAAACGCAACCGTCCATATTGTATTGTTTAACATACTCCTTAAAATGTTCCATGTCCCAAATGTGAGGATTGTCGCAGTAAGAAACAATTACTTCTTCGTCATCTTTGATATGTTCGTATACTGCTTTAACCGTCCACACAGGGCCCAACTTATGCTGAGGCATGGATACAATTGTAGCGTTCGGCTTTAGAGATAGAAGCACATCTCGCATATCAGTTGTTGCTAGATGAGTATCATTACAGATGAATACAATTTCATCGTTTGGATCAAACATTTCTAGAATGTATTCGATGATGCGCTTTCCGTTCACACGAATAAGCGGCTTAGGATCTGTGTATCCCTTTTCAACAAACCGGTTTCCTGTTCCTGCCATCGGCACAATAATTTTCATACTAAAGCCTTTCTATATTTCTCTGAAGGCATATTGTTCAGAGATTCAATTTCATCTGCATTTAAAAATTTAGGAGTTAAACATGCTCCTGTCATCAGACCTAGTATGTAGTTGTTGATTGACTGCATTTCGTTTGGAAATACGGCAGCATCAGGAAAAAGTGGAGAGTTTGCTGTTTCATTTTCTTCTGTATCAACAAACGATTCAACATGATTACTTAACCACCTTTTACATCTACTGTTAATTCGCTCCGTAGTTTCAAACGCTTCTTGTGCATCCTTAGCCGTAACAATAAGTCCATGATTTTCAAGAAAAAACACACTCTTATCTGTGGAAATTTTAGACATCAAACAAGAGCCAGGCTTAACATATTCCACATACTCGTATGTCATATCAGAAAATAAATTAGCAATCAAGGACTTGCCTTCTTTGCTGCATAAAATTGCATTCAAGTGAATTGGGTGTGTATGAATCACCACTCGGTCTGCTAGCAAAGCATGAAATCCAGTTTCCATAGATGGTCTATACTCGCCTGTTTTGTTTGAACTTCGAACCCAATCGGTGTACTCGTCTTCGGTTTGAAATTCATTTGGTATAGATTTATTAAAGTTGCACACGCAAAATCCGTGATGTAGATTGACATCAGCCATTTTAGCGCCAGATGCTTTAATAAGTAAGCCGCTATCAGACTTCACGGAAACATTACCTCCTCTACCTTGAACTAATGCAGGATCGAGAGATAACCATTTACAGATGCTCATAAAGTCCATCATGGAATCGTAGAACTCTTTAACAGTTTCCAACAACTCCACTCCTCTACCGTTAACAGAAACATAGTCTAAAGAAATAGAAGCATTTCGGTTGCGAGTAAACTTGATAACGATATCTGCTTCTTTCTTTTGAACTGTTATGAAGCGATCTTCATCAATCTTTCTACGCTTCATCATCTCTACTACTTGCTTCTCGGTGTATCCTCTTTTTTTAGTATCTCTTTTAATTTTCCACTCGGTTTTTAGAGTTTCATCTGTATCAACGAAAATTTTAAGAGTTGCCATATCTGCGGTTGGTCTGTGATACAACGCATGAAGACCCTCGTACACAACCCAAGGTCTTGGAGAAATCATTGCCGCAGAATCAAACTTACCAGTATCGTGATTATAAATCTTTCGGTTTATAGAGTTTCCGTTGGACAATTCCAACAAATGACCATACCCCATTTCAAGATCATTTGATTGAGGATCTAGGTGAGTTTTGATTTTCCACATGGGATCATTTCTTTCCCATCGGTGCAGATCATCTCCACTAAGACATAAACATTCTTTAGTTCCAAGAATAGACTGTATCAGTTTTGAAACAGTAGTTTTACCTACCCCCGAACTACCAGAAATACAAATCAATTTCATAACATTCCTGCAATACTTAAAATTTGTTTCAATGAACTTTCAATTTTATCAAAAGACACAATTATATCATCCATTGATGCTACTGGCCCAACAGAGTGAAAATCAATGTATTCATTTGTTTTTAGTCGTTTCAAATCAACAAAAGAATAGTTCGTACCATCCCAATTACATCTGTCTATTCTGTTCCACAAATAAGGATTAGCATTAACAACGGGAAAATTTGAACCAAGAAAATTAACCTTGTTAGTTCTAATGGCATTCCACAACATAGTGGATGAATAACTTTCATCCGCACACCAAAAAGGTTCCATAGAATGTTTACTTCCTAGAAAGTTCATACTATTTGCTATTTGTTTTGGAGACATTGACATATATTCTTCAGATATGTTTCTTCCATATATCTTTTGAGAAACTATACTGTTAACATAATCTATAAAATCAATAGAACCACATTTGTAAACAGAATCAAAAATCTTTCCTTTTGCTAAATGATAATAAGCCGGAAGATTTTGTCCTCCCGTCAATTCGCTACCATTAGTTTCAAAATAAGCAGAAGGATTGTGTCTAGTTTGATGTCTACACGCTAAATGAACATAAGAGTCATCTGAAATTTGCGTTATTGTAGATTCAAAATATTTTTTTTGTAGTGGAAAAAGGTCAATATCTCCTATCAACCATGTTGTATCTGGTTCTGTGCTTGTGTGATAAAATTTACTCCAAGTCATTTGAAGAGATTTTATTGCATGTTCTGAATATTTCATTTCAATAACTTCACCATGAGTATCAGTAACATTAGTATTTTTAACTTCTCCCCAAAGTAGTAAAACAGGAGTTACTCCAAGTTTACTCCAAACCTTTGATTGATAGTTCCAAAAAGGACTATATTTTTCAGAAGAAGAAAAAACAATCTTATCAATCTTCATATCATGCCTGCTTTCTCTAAAATTTTCATCATGGCCTTTTCTTGCTCGTGATAGGGGCGATGGCAATGGAGATCCATGTATCCTTTATTGCGAAGTTTAACCTCGTCATAAATGTAATCTTCACCTGTCCATTGTTTAATCCATTTTCCGTTTGAATCCACCAATCTTCCCACTCGGTCAATTTTTTGTTCCCACATATGGTACTCTTTTCCAAAAAAATCTTTTATATACCCCCGGCGTAAACCATACCATATTTGTTCTGTTGTATAACTTTCTTCTGCAACCCAGTAATTTCCGTGTATTTCTTTACTCAACATACGCAAATGTTCTTCAGAGCGCATTCCATATTGAGGAGAATCTATAATGTAGCGTAAAACATCTTCAAAAGATTTTTTATTAAAAAACAAATCTCTAAAAAGTTTTCCTTTTGCTACATGATAGTGACCTGGAAAATCATACCCCCCATTAACACAAGCACCAACTTTAAAAAATGAATCTGGAGATAAACCAGGCATTCCATCAGTTCTAGTAGTTTTACGCATTTGAGCAGTTAGCGTATAATTTAAATGTGCGTAACCATCATCAGAAACACTAGGTAAATCATTTAAAAAATACTCTGTTTGTAGTGGAATTTGATCTATGTCACCAATAATCCATGTAGTTTCAGGCTCTGTTATTGGATGATAAAATTTATAAAACTGAATTTGAATTATATCTGGTAAAGTTTTATCAAATTTTCTTTCAATTACTTCACCATATTTTTCAGATAAATTACAATTTTTTTTATCACCAAATAAAATACAAACAGGTTCTACATCAAATTTAGTTTTCCAAACCTCTGATTGTATGTTCCAAAATGGGCTAAATGTTTCAGAACAACTAAAAATAACTTTATCAATTTTCATGTTAATTTGTTTCTTTTGCTTCTCTAATTTTTTTTATTATTTCTTGGTAGTTAACAAATTTTGGATTTATATACCAATCCTCAAATGGCCATCCTGCGTGAAGATTGTTTAAGGTGGCTCGATGACCAGCATTATCAACAATACGAACATAGCCACATGAACTCAAAAGCATAAATGTATTCATCTTTAATTCATAAACTCCAGGATTTTGACTGTATATACTGTGTTCTATAGTAGCAACTTTAAAAGAATATTCCGATTCGATAAAAGATTTAACAGCATCAAAATCTGGACCGTCAATATCAATTGATAAGTAATCTACTATTTTTGGAACTTTATGTTTTTCAAGAATATTTCCTAATTTTTGTGTTCCATTATTTCCATCCCCAACAAACGCTTGTTCAAAAGAACAAGTTCTGTTAAAAAATCTACTTTTGTCTGCATCAACAACTAACCCTTTCCATCCTAGTTCTTCAAATAAAAGACTGTTACTTTCAGTTTTTAAATCTGCACATCCACCACCAACATCAACAAAATATCCTTGTTGTTGATTATTTAAAACTAAATTAACAAAATCATCTTGAGACGCTTGAGAATACATTTTTAACTCCTTATTAATTTTGATAGTGAAGAAATAACGCTTCTTTTGTACGGTTCTGGAATATTCTGAACACACGCATCGTCAATAAGGTGTATGTTGTTTACATCTCCGCCATGTTGATATGCAAAATCTTTAACTGCCCAAACTTTGTTTGAATCCATGAACATCGTAGACCCCAACCATCTTATACAATGGTCTCCCCACCTTTTGTAAAAGATGTTGTTGGTGTTTTCCAAATATTTGAAATAATTTTGATAATTTTCAGAACGATAGAAATCCATATCAACAATTTCAAAATTTGTATTATAAACTTCTAAATTCCAATCAAAGTTTTTATTTGTTAGTTTTTTATAATTTTCTTCCATAAACTTTTTGGTAGTTTCCCACAATCCTTCACAAGCCCAAGGAGCATCATATCCTATATTTTCCATATGCGCGTATTGATACTCATTTTCTCTCATGGTAACAAAAGGATCTTTAGTAATTTTTGTTAAAATAAAAGAATCAGAATCCAATCTCATGTACCACTTATATTTTTCTAGAGAAGGATGATTGAAAATTTGACCGCCATAAAAACGGCACATATGTCTGTAACCCATTCTAAACTGATCTAGTGATGGACTGTATAAACTTGGGTCTGAAGAAATTCTTTCTGGCAAAATAAATTCTAGTTTTTCAAACTTTATACTCGGCATAAATCCTAGAGACAAATTTATTTCTGTTAAAAGATTTGTTATGTCTATTTTTGTTAAATCATCATAAAAAACTATAACAGGATAATTTGCTTCTCTGTTAAAATTTTTATATAAAAAATTTATACTGTGTTTAAAAACCCACAGGTCATTTTTTCGTGTCATGTATACGATTGCAGCATTTTCCATAATATAATTCCTCGTTTATTATTTCCACCAATCCAACTTATAATCAAACGCATTTAAATTATTAGGTGTGTCTATAATTGATGGATATTCAGAATAATCTATCTCATCAGTTGAAATTCCTAAAGATTTGTTTATATAACAGCATTCTACAACTGCTGGAATTTTAGTACCGCCATAATTGGGTATATCATAATTATTCCCATGAATGTGAACTAGGTGATGGGTGTTTTTAATAGAAACAAGAACATCATATATTGAGAGTAAATTACGACTTCTATAATACTCATTGTTCAAATGATATTCGACAACCAACATATTCATTTTAGACTTATGCGAATCGCTCATATTTCGCAAAACTTCCCATTCTCCACCTTCTATATCCATTTTTAGAAAATATGATTCGGTAGGTATAATTGAATCTATATTATTTCCATCAACATTGGTACGATGATAATTTAAATTTAAACTTAAATTTTTAGACCCGCCAATAGGAATATCTTTTAATTCTGGCAAATGATTGAAATCTGGTTCTGCATCAAAACATTCAGTTTTTTTGCCTATACTAGCCAGATGTTTTTCTACATCAATATTACCTCCCGCACCAAAGCATAAACAAAATTTTGTATTTGCTAACACCTCATTAATTATTACATAACCACCATCATTTCCGGCTCCTATTCTTCTTTTAGTTCCGGTGCATTTATTTGGTGTTAAAACTTTATGCATCATTTGTATTGCTGAAATATTATTCATAATTTATTCCCCCCAATTCAACCAATCGGGGCCACCTGCTCTATATCTATTCAAACCAAAAGTGATTCTTTCTAGACGACTGTAACGATGTTGAAGATTTCCATCAACCAAGTTCATAATCTTCTCGGGAATTTCCTTGTTGGGCAAAGCACTCATGTTGCGTATCCAAGCATTGTGCTGATAGGTGATATCGCTCACCGCCCAAACCTTGCTTGGGTCTAACAACATCTTTACACCTAGCCAATGGATTGGAGCATCGCCCCATCTCTTATAGAAGATGTTGCCTGTCTGATCCAACTGGTCAAAGTATGCCATATACTTTTCGCTTCTAAAGAAAGAGAACTTGGCAATTTCAAAGTTTGTGTAGAACAACCGACAACTCCACTTTCCGTCAACCATGCTGTCTTCAAGGTCTTTAGTCATCGGAATGTTGTGAGCCTTCATAAATCGCTCAGTTTCATCCCAAAGTCCTTCAGCAACGCTTGGAACTTCTCCATCTTCGGTTGCCATGAAAGCATATTCTTTATCATTCTTTGCCATGTATTCAAATGGATCGTAATTGATTGGCGAATAGATGTAAGAATCAGAATCCAATCTCCAATAGTAATCATACTTCAGCAGGCGAGGATCGCGGTAAATACCACCTGAATGATAACGGCACATGTGGCGATATCCCATCCAAGCCTGATCCAAAGGAACAGTATACTTTGCTGGATCTTCCGAAACCCATTCGGGCATTACGAAATCCAAATGTTCAAACTTCAAATTTGGAATGAATCCCAAGTTCTTGTGAAGTTCAACCATTAGATTGGAAATAGTTCCCTTGTCTATATCGTCGTGGAAAACAACGATTGGATATTCTTGAATATGCTTGAAATTCCATCCAAGCATACTAAGACTGCGATACAAAAGAGGAACATCCCTCATGCGTGACATATAAATTATTGCAGCATTTTCTGCCATCTTATTTCCTCATGTTGAAAAGTTTTTCGTAGGTCAATTTCACACCTGCTTCAAGACCATAAATATTTATTTCTGGTAGATTACTTTCCCCGCAGTAAAACTCCAAGTTTGTTGGATTTTGAACAATGATAGGAACAGTATGATGTCCCATAAAATTTATGAGTCTGGCTATGTTCTTCAGAGTGTGTTTTTGTTCATAGGAGCAGTTAACTTCTTTGCTTGGATTTAAGTCGTTGATGTAGAATTCCACCAACGATATCAAATCTTTCATGTAGAAAAAATCCATGATTCTATTGGTGTGTATCTGTATTGATTCGTGATTCAAGTAACGACTTATACTTGCTCGTATGAAACGAGTTTCAAGTTCATTTTCATCAAACACTCCAAATATTCTTATGTTGTAAAACTGCTCGGTGTCTTGTATAGACTTTGCTATTTCTGTTTTGCTTAGGCTGTATTGGGTTTGATGAAAGAATTCCGCACCAGACCCAAAGTGTATTAGTCTTCCAAACCTACCTCTGTTTGCAAGCATATTACGATACATTTTCAGGTTTTGATCTCGGACATGATGATTATCTGATTTAAGCCTACTACCACCAGTTGCAGCCGCGTGAATAACCACATCAAAAATTTTACCTGAAAACCAGTTGTTTAGCGCATCAGTATCAGAAAGATCAAAATCTGTTCTAGAAATAGTGGTGACATTATACCACGAACAAAGTTCACGATTTAGGCTCTTAGCAATATAACCATTTCCTCCGGTTATCAAAATACTTGGTTTTTTCATTTTCGGAGATTTAAATAAGTTGGTTGAGGATTCATTAAAATTTCAGCAAATTGTTGTACCATATCTTCTACAGTTTCAGGATGCAAAACTCGCAAATTTTCTAGAGTTCTCATTATTCTTTTGTCATCTTCAGCCCAATGAGAAAATCCCAAGTATCCGTAATCTTTGCCCCTGCCACCACCAATAATATTTACAGGAATATTTTCATGGCTTAGATAATTTCGTATCATCTCAAAAGGTCTGTAGATTGCAAACGGGCTAATGGAGTATACTAACGGAATCTTTCCATCCATAGCCAGCCCTATAGCCATACCCATCATAGCCATTTCGGACGATCCAACATTATAAAACCTGTCCTTGTAATCATCTCGGATTTTGTCCCACAACCCGTAACCCAAATCTCCTGTTATCAGGTAAATTTTTGAGTTTGCTGCCATCGCACCATGAAGAAGTTCAGCAAATTGCTTTCTCATTTTAACATCTCCAATGCTTGCTTGTAATCGGATTCTTTCATAACATGATAGTGTGCATTCAGTCCCTTCAGAAAGGGAAACTGTTCAACTGTGGTATAGTGTATCTTAACTTCTGGAAGGAATGCTTTCAACCTCTCTGTTAGGTATTGCTGATCCACCTCCATGTAAGCAGCATAACCATTCACATTAACATGAACCTCAATATTTTTAATGTTCTGCTCACGAATTGTTTTCAAAGCCTCCCACACGCTACCCTCGGCACACTCTCCATCACTCACAAGAACCCAAACCTTTCTCTTTGGATTGGCTACGGCTCTTCCTAATGCAATTGTGATGCCCAAGCCAAGACTTCCCGTTGAGCAGTAGATTTGATTAGCCTCGTCACGATGTGGATGTCCACCGTGCTTCAAAAACATCTCTTCGGCATTTATACCACGGTGCTTCTGTAGGCAAGCATATAAAGCAACGGCAGCATGTCCCGAAGACAAGATGAAAATGTCATCCTTGCCCATGTTGCCATACATTTGATCTATAATATCAACAGATGAGAAGTAACTACCTAAATGACCTAGTTTATGCTTAAATGCTATATCCAATATGATTTTCTTCAGATTCATATTATTACCAAATAAAATTATTACTGTAGTATTTGACTATTCTAGGAAGTTCTTCATCAAACTTTTTGACAGGATTCCATCCTAGTTTTCTAAGTTTAGAATCATCTAGAGCGTATCGGACATCTTGTCCAGGTCTGCTATAAGAAAAGTCTATGTAATCCGAATATTGGTCTTCTCTAATACCCAAACCCTGTAAAATCTTCGCAACAGTTTCCATATTTGATTGTTCAAATCCGCCGCAAATATTGTATATTTCATTCTTGGTTTCTGATTCAATTATGGTGATGATGGCTCTAGCAGTATCTTCAGCATGTAACCAATTTCGTATTGGAGTTCCATTGTTGTGTAGAGGAATCTTTCTTCCCAAATGCAAATACTTACAAACCTTAGGTATAAGTTTTTCAACATACTGACCTATACCATAATTATTCGTAGGTCTAACTATTACATACGGAATCTTGTAAGTTCTTGCCCAAGCCAACACCAACATGTCGGCGGCCGCTTTAGTGGCTGAGTATGGATTTGATGGCTTAAGTAAATCTTGTTCAGTATGTGCACCATCTGCAATATCTCCGTAAACTTCATCTGTGCTGAAGTGTAAAAAGGTCGGAGTTTTTCCATTCTCTTGCCGATAGTTCTTAATCAACTCAAGTATGTTGTGAACTCCATTGATGTTTGAACTTACAAAATCATCACTATTGCTTATGGAATTCCCAACATGAGTTTCTGCGGCGATGTTTATAATGTAGTCGCAGTCATAAAGAAACTTAAGATCATTAATGTCAGATTGAACGAACGAAAAATTTGGATATTCCAAAAATTCTGTTAAAAGATCATCGTTAGCAGCGTAAGTGATTTTATCAACTCCTTTAACCCACCATCCCTTCTCTAGGCATAGTCTAGTCACATAAGAACCTATAAATCCTAAGCATCCTGTTACATAAACAACTTTCATATTTGCCTCAATTCTACTTCTGTCATATGATTTATTGATTAATAATAGACAAACGAACTCTTTTTTTAGTCATAAAGTCATTCAAAGTTGATTCAATGTAATCTAATTGTTCATCTGTTATGACTGGACTGGTTCCCAAGAAGAAGGTATCGGTTGTAACCTTTCTTGCATTAGGATAATCTTTAACTACTCGCTCGGTATCCATCAGCCCTTCATACGCAGGCTGCAACATGATGTTGCCTGCAAAATACGGTCTAGTTTGAATCTTATTCTCTTCAAAGTAGTCAACAATATCCTTACGCTTGAATGGACATCCATCTTTCAAGGTTACTGCAAATGCAAACCAAGCAGGATCAGAATTTTCGGTTGCTTTTGGAATGATGAAATGCTCTTCATACTTGGAGAACATTTTGCACAGTCTAGCATGGTTATGCTTTCGTATTTCAATAATCTTGGGTAATCTCTTAACCTGAACAAGACCCATAGCAGCCTGTTGATCTGTAGGCTTCAGATTATAGCCTATCTCATCGTACACATATTTGTGGTCAAAAATCTCATTCGGTAGAGCAGGAAGCCAATTTGAAAATCTCTTCTTGCAACTGCCGTTCTTCAGGAAATTCGCCTGCTTTCCTACGCAATAGCAACCTCTTCCCCACTCACGGAAACTTCTAGCAACAATCTCTTGTTCCTTGGTGCGAGTTGCAACAAACCCACCTTCTCCCATAGTAATATGATGAGCAGGATAGAATGAACATGAAGCAAACTCACCAAAACTACCTAGAGATTTTCCTCCATAGGTTGATCCTAAAGCATCACAACAGTCTTCAAGTAAAACAAGATTGTATCGGTTAACAATCTCCATCAATCTATCCATGTTTGGAGGATTACCTAGAACATGAGCAAAAGTTATGATACGACACCCCTCCTTTGCTCGTTGTTCAACCTGATTCAAATTCAGATTCAAAGTATCCAAATCTATATCAACAAACACTGGCTCAAACCCGACTTGAAAAATTGGATTTATTGTAGTTGGGAATCCCGCGATGGGGGTTATTACTTTGGTTCCTTTTGGAAAATTGTTCAAACGCTTAGAGGTCATACACGACATCATTATCAAGTTTGAACTGCTTCCGCTGTTAGTTAAGATACCGTACTCTTTGCCCATCAGATTAGGGAACTGATGCTCAAAGCGAATACCGTTTGATCCTAAAACCAACCAGCCCTCAAGCAGAGTCTTTACCGATTCGGTGTATTCCTCCGTACCAAAATAAGGCCCTGCGTACTGAACCCAATCAACACCAGCCTTCCATTTCTTAGAAACTTGCTTTTCCTTAATGAAGTCTTCAACTGCTTTGAGTATGTGTTCCATAATGTATTAGTGTATTCCAAATCCCCAATCATTCAAGTTGGGAATACTATATTTTGCCACACTTTCTTTGATAAACTTATACTTATAGTTAGTAGTTAAATCTTGATCTTTGTAAATATCAGAACGAACTTTTAATGGAAAAGAGAATTCTACAGGTTGCCAAGAAAAATTGTTAACAGATTTGTCGTACTCAGTATAATCAATAACATCTGCATTGAATCTATTCTTGTTAACATAGTCTTCAATTTTCCAGTAGTATTGCTTGACGGCAACAGCCTTTTTATCAATCCATTGCAAATGAGAAATGAAGATGTTTGGAACCTGAATTGATAACTGATTCTTTGGTACAGGAATATGCTCAGAATGCATTTGACGATTCTTAAAAACTGCTCTATTTGAATAGGAGCCTATACGATCAACCCAGTGTACTTGCCACTTTCCGTCTGTTCGTATTTGATTTTTGCCTACATATTGAATCCATTGGGTATAGAACAAAGTATCCTTATGGGCTTCAAGTATTCCTTTCAACTGCTCTTTTTTAATGTTGCCATCTATGTACTCATCTGAATCCAAGCAAATTATCTTGCTAGAGTATTTAAATGCTTCATCAAATAACATCTGTCTGGCATCAGACTCTATTGCCAACTTATCGTTGTCCCTGTCTATTTTTAAAATACTAACAATGTTATACTTGTTTGCATTTTCTTTTAGATACTGGTAAGTTCCGTCTGTACAACTATCCAATAAGAACACAAAAGCATCAGCATACTCCTTCCACACAGGAAGCATTTCTTTCAACAAGAACAGTTCATCTCTAGTTCTAGTAATTTGCACTATCCAGCCATCATTAACCTTTGGTTCAATACTTTTAAAGCCATTTGCTTTTCGTGTTTCATAAATTGCTTGGTCAACACTCGCACCCACTCGCATATTATGCTGCATCAATTCGTCTTGGTTTTCTGCCCACTTATGAACTATGGGGCGACGGTTAATGTGTCGTAGAACACCCATCTGTTCAAACACTTCAGTCTGCTCGTTGTCACACCATTCAGACTTGTAATCTGGATGGTAGATGTATCCAAAGTGCTCGTACAGTTTTCTCCCAATAACAGGTAGAGTGATTAGAGTCTTAAATCCGTCTGCTCCCTTTTGCTCTAGACGAGGATCATTGTTATAATTCAAAGATCCATTGGTATCGGGAAATTCTTTAGCCATATCTTCGGCTATGATATCGTCCCAACCATTTTCAACAGGCTCCATATCATCTGCTGTAGAAATCAAAATATCCCAAGGAGTGCTTGGAATATTTCGGTTTATTGCAGATATCTTCCCATTCTTCTCCCCGTAGAAATAAAGAACCGAGCACATATCAGTCTTAGGTAAGTTGTCCAAAAAGTGCTTGATTCTAGGATTGTTTAGGAGTAGATCATCAGAATCCATGCTGATTACATAAGTGATCTTATGCTTACCTGATGCCTTTTCCATATAGGCACGAAGGTTGTTCATAAACTTACCTGGTCTCTGACGAGTTGGGTACTTTAAAAGAAGATGCTTCTTATCGCTTTGCATATTGTATACTTTCCGATGTTCTGTCATCATATTGATAGTAGTGAAGCACTTTATCTAGGTGAGTTTCGCTTGTAACAAACGGATACATTCGTGAACACCAATCAATATCCTCTCCGTATGAAACTGCTCGGAACGGAATGTTTTTGGCAATCTTGCTTGCCCACACGCACATATGATATGGAGGACGCTTAATATCTCCTAGTGTTCCATCAGGATTGTGCTTAAGTCCTTCGTGAGGATTTCCCATACGGAAATCAACCTTGAACTCCTTACCATTTACCGTGCAATGCTGTTCAAAGGTAATCACATCCGCAGGGTTATTTCTCAAGGTTTCAATTAAAGTTGAGATATAATCTTCAGATACGGCATCATCATCATCCAAGAAAGCAACCCACTTACCTCTAGCAGATTGAATCAAAGCCTGACGCTTTTCTCCGATGCTCATGCTCTTATTGTCTACAAGAGTTAAAACCTCAACGCAGGTCTCATTTCCAATTTGTTCCAACAAACGATTGTAAGTTGGAATCAGACACTTCTCAAGACGAGAAGGAATAGAAAGAATCAGAACACTTAGTAAAATTTGATTAGGAGGCGTTGGCATCTTGAGTTAAACCGAAACCGGCTTCCTTTCTTCTATTATAAACTGCGTTATCATGGGCGTACAGTTCTCGGTTCTCGTTACGCATATACAACGCATCTATTCCAATCTCTATCCAAAAGTGGCGAATGATAACGCGGTCAATATAAGTTGCTTTTCTTAGAATTCTGCTGACATCAGTAAACTCATTGTCAGGAAACACACTGATGTATTCAGGATTGTAGATATAACCAAATCTTTCAAAATACTTCTTACCAAAGATGCAAAGAGTATTTAATCTCTCGCCCTGCTTGCCGTCATTGTAATGTAGAACACCATCACCATCAGGATAGTAGGTCTGCATATCCTGCATGATAATATCATCGTATCCATGAATCTGAGGAATCATATCGTCTGATGCAAGCAACATTACATCATAATCGCCTGCGTGTTCTAAATCAGCATTAATGGCTTCTATCTTGGTTTTTGAATTGCCCCAAAATGCTTTAACCAAATCGCCTTGCTTGGCAATCCAGTTACGCATACCAGGATTGTTCATAGTGACATCATCAAGATCAAACGAGCATAAAAACCTAACATCGTGCTTACCGGATGCCATATTCTTATAGAGATTAAATACCTCCATGAACTTAGCCGGACGCGATCTGCTTGGTAACTTAATCAGAAGTTTCGCCATGTAGTTCCGCCTCTTCTTTAAACTCTTCTATAGTACAACGATTTACAAGCACAGGAGTTCCTTCTCCAAGATACCCACCAAGTGTATTCACTTCCAACCACTCGTAAGCATCAACCACATCCATACCCTGTGCCACTAAAATGTCTAGACACTTTTCGTAATCATAGACAGCCACAGGCATGGTCTGCCCAAACTTACGCAGGTTGCCTAAGAACGCGGCTTCAAACTCAGGATAGACGATTATCTCATCATTCCGCTTCAACGGTTTCCGAGGTTTCATTGGTGTTTGCTCCTTCCTGGTCAGAGCCATACTTGAACTCTTTGGCTGCTGCTGTTTCCAAAGCCTTCATCACTTCTTCGGTGAAATACTTGGTTGGATTCTTCACAATCTGGCTTTCGAAGGCGGTTGTGCCGTTTGGCAATTCAATCTTGGTGGAAACCTTCTTGAACACTCCCTGCTTCAGAGCAAGGTCAACCAAACCGTAGTATCGGTCAAGTCCCTTATCAAAGGTTAGAAGAACATCAATCATCTTATTCTCTCGGGTAAGACGACCCTTGTAGAGTTTGCAATGAACAATATTGCCAACCACTTCGTCATCCACCTTGTGCTTCTTCTTGGAAAGATAAACAATGGTTGAAGCCGCATACTTAAGTCCTGTGCCACCACCCATCTCCTTGGTTGGCACATACGCACCCACTACCTCGTAGGTGTGATTGGTGACAATCATAGGAATGTTATGCAGACCCAACTTCAAGGTAAGCACACGGAACGCACCCTTGATAACCTGAGCGCGAGTCATGTCTCGCACTTCCTTGCCTTCCAAGGTATCGTTGGTTTCCTTAGAAGTGCTCAACATTCCGAGCGAGTCCAACACCACAAAGAACGGCTTACGCTTCTTCTCGTCCAACTTACCGTAGTTGTCGATGATTTGCAGCAACTGATGACGGAACTGCTCCACGGTTGCCACAGGGAATACGGCAACGCGATTCGGGTCAAGTCCGCGTGACTTAATCATATCGCTAGTTACAGCCTGTTCGGAGTCAAAGTAAAGAATCGCTCCTTCAGGATTATCGTTCAAGAACTGTGCGGCGATACCCAAAGCAAAATAAGTCTTGCCTGTGGCAGACTCGCCTGCGATACCTAGAATCTTGTTGTTGGCAATACCGCCAGTCAGAGAGCCTGACAGAAGAGCGTTGAAAGAATACGAGCCAGTATCCACAAAGCCCGTGATATCTCCTTCAACTCCATCTTCGGCTAGCGAAGCAAACTCATTACCTGATGCACGAATCATACTCTTTAAAAAGTCACTCATTGTGTATTCTCCATTGTGTTATTGTATCACACTTTTTGTTTCCAGTCAAGTCTTTTAAGAGCGTCCCTCACTCTTTTCCGTTTTTCTCGTAGTTCATGTTCATGGTATCGTTTATCTTTAATGTGTTCGGTTATTATGTGAAAAACCACTAATATTGTAAAACATAAACTAGTTATAAAAATTATTCCATTCATGTCCATGTGAACAAGCCTTCTAGACTGCTAACTTCTCGCATCTGCCACCCGATTACATTTAAGATTGCGTTCAGAGGTTCTTCGAACGACTTCTCAAATTGAGTGTCATAGTCTATGTATTTCGCCTCTAGTCCAAACTCCTTGGGAATTCCGGCTGAAAAAGAAATAACCTTGTCACGAATCGGATTGGGAACTCGCAGATAAACATACTTAATTTTCTCACCATCGCCAATTTTAGGATATCGCTTTCCTAAATCCTTTTCACGAAGCCAATGGTTATACAATAAGGCTCCCTTAACATGAAGCGGAGTAGACTTGCGATAGATGGTGGTGTCATCCCGATACTCTTTCAATCCGTTGCATCCACGCGGGAACGCAATTTCTTCCACCGAACGAGCAAAGAAGTCAGTCTTAAACTCGGCAACATATTCTCGCAATTCAGATTCTTTGCCCACCATGATAATACCGATGGCTTTCTTTAAAGCATCACGAACAATCTCAGGGGTGCTACTCTTCGCGGTTTCAAGACCCATGATTTTAGTTTCAGGCTTGCTCAAAAGAACATCATCTTCTCCCATCCAAATGCTCAACATGTAACGCTTCTTGGCTGTCCAAATGCCCTTGGAAGAAATGCCTTCTCGCTTCATTCTCATCTTTTGAGCGTAGGCGTTCTGTTGTTCTGCAAGAGCAGCGTATTGCTTATCAATGAACGGCTGCAACACCTCGTTGCAGAACTTGTTCAAGAACTTTGTAATCTTTTGTGGGTCAGTTTCGTTGGGCATCACTTGCTTTACAAGCGAGCCTAATCGCAGATATACGGAATCGGTATCTGATGCTATCACATAATCGACTCCTGTGGTCTTCAGGGTTTTATTCAAGAATCCATTCAAGCCGTTCTCAATCCAACGAATGGATACCTGTCCTGAGATGGTGATAGCCTCGGCAATCTCTTGGTCGTAATAGCGGAAGTATTGATTGCCGCAAGCACCGAATGCCGAGTTCAATTGAATCTTACGAACCAACTGAAAGTTGTGGAACTTTGTAATGTCAAGTTTTAGTTGTGCTTCCTGTTCAGGTGTAGGATTCACAAGTTTCTTTAAAGCGGCTTTGGCTTCCAACATCTTCTTCTTGAAAGCCTTGCGTTCCTCATACATGGTTTCCATAAGTTTCGGCAAGAATCCTTGTGTATCCTTGCGAAACGCTACACAGTTTCCTGCTACACTAAGATTCTTGGCTCGCATGTTATCAAGATAATCTCTCGCGCCTGCGCTCGCACCCGCGCCCGCGAGGAAGTCGTTCACACTAAACTTGTTGCGAGTTCCTGCATTAGTCTTGGTTTCAGGAGACAGATTGTATTGCATGATAAGATGCGGATACAGCGAGTCCAAGTCAAAACTCACAACCCAATCGTGCGCTCCAACGATAGGGTCTTTCACATACGCACCTTCAAACTTATCTTCCTTGTCTTCCGCATTTCCCTTCATGGGAATCGCAATTCGCTTCTTGGTTAGGTGATGGTAGATGATGGCATCCCATGTGCGAACCTGCGAGAACACATCGTTCAGATTCACCTTGGCGGAATACGCAAGTGCTAGAGCAAGTTCCATCAGTTTAAGTTTGTTCTCAAGCATTCCTACAAGTAGAGTATCGTGGTGATTATACTCCATGAATCGTTGGAAATCATTCTTGTAGAATTCTGCTAGAGTCCCATCGTAGTGTTTCTTGCGCTCGCCCAACTCCACCCAAACAATATGGTCAAGTTTATAGGTTTCGCGGGTCACATAAGTGAACTTACGATACAGGTCAAAGTAGTCCAAGGTAGCAATACCTAGCAGGTCATACACCTCGTTCTTCTTGTTCATTACTTCCACTTCGCGGGAACGAATCTCTCGCCAAGGAGAAAGACGCATGGCTTCCTTCTCGTCAAACAGGCGAGTGATACGATTCACAAGATACGGAATATCAAAGAAGTTGACATTCCATCCTGTCACAATGTCTATATCCATTGCTTCCCACGCTGCAAGGAAGTCTCGCAACATGTGCTTCTCATCGTCGTATTGGAAACACTTGGCATCAGGAATGTTAAACTCACCCAATCCAAACACCAACACCTTGTTTCCCACCTTCAGAGTGATGGCGTTCACTCGTTCGGTTGCAGTCTTGATGGACGGAAAGCCTCCCTCGCATTCCGTCTCAATATCAATAAAAGCCACCTTTAGTTTAGACGGGTCGTATTCCACTTCATTCGGAAACGCTTCACCAATGTATTGATACAACCACTCCGTATTTCCAAATATTTCAAAGCCTGCCACTCCCTTGTATTCGTTGATGAAATCCTTGGAATCGCGGATGGAACCAGGCTTGAAAGGCTCAACATACTTGCCGTCAAGAGTCTGCCACTCAGTCTTTTTACCCTTCGCAGGCACAAACAAAGTAGGCATGAACGGAACCTTTTCGGCTATCCGCTTGCCGTTCTCGTATCCACGATAAAGGATATGAGAACCTCTAACAGCAACATGGGTGTAAAATTTCACTTGTCCTCTCGTTCAACCATTGAAATCCAATCCTGATGAATCAGATTGTTTCTGCCGTATCCTTGTCCACGAATCTTGGAAATATCCCACAGCACCTTGTCGCCAACCTTGACATCTTCGGTGAGTTTATCGCCAACAGAAATCACCGTGCTCCACACCAACTGCGAGTTAATCTTCTCGGTGTAGATGATACCTTCTGAGGTCTTCTTTTCACCACCACCAACAGTCTGCACTTCAATCCACTTACCAATCGGTCTCAACTTGTTCATGCTAAAAATCCTTGTAATGAGTTTGCCACTTCTTCACGAATTCGGTCTTCCGCAATCTTAACATACTCGGGGTTCAATTCGGTTCCCACATAGTTTCTACCATTGTTCAAAGCCACCACAGCGGTTGTGCCGCTGCCTGTGAACGGGTCAAATACCGTTCCACCAACAGGCGAACCTGCAAGAACACATGGAGTAATTAGTTCCTTGGGATACACCGCAAAGTGTGCGCCCTTGTATCCCTTGGTGTTCACAGTCCACACGGAACGCTTGTTCTTCTTGCCGTCTGCGCCCCACAATCTCTCAGGCTCTAAAGCAGGGTCACGGGCTCCCTTATCTTCAGGTTGTGTGCGATTCTTGTTGCCAGGAGCATGCGGAGGACTAACAGCGGCTTCCTTGATGGCTTCATGGTCATAATAGTAGTGCGACTTCTTGGAGAGCATGAAAATGTATTCGTGAGCACGGGTGCATCGGTCGGTAACACTCTCAGGCATAGGATTAGGCTTGTGCCAAACAATATCTTGACGCAACCACCAACCATCGGCTTGCAAGGCAAACGCTACTCGCCACGGAATTCCAATCAGGTCTTTCGTCTTTAATCCCTTTTGGTCTTTACGATTGCCTGGCACAAAGTCGGTTGGCATACCACGCTGACCACCGATGGTTTGTGGTGGAGGAGCACAATTCTTTGCTGCCATGTAAGAATCGCCAAGATTCAACCAAAGTGTTCCGTCATCACGAAGAATACGACGCACCTCGCGGAACACCTCCACCATCTTCTGCACATACTCTTCTACAGTTTCTTCCTGACCGATTTCCTCATCTCCACCCTCGTAGGAACGCAAGCCGAAATACGGTGGGGAAGTTACGCAAGTGTGAATGCAGCCATCGGGCAGCGTCTTCATGCCTGCTATACAATCACCAAGAATGATGCGATGTGTGTTCATCCAATATCTCCATACTTGGTTCCACGCACAAAGAACTGCTCTTCGTGCCACTCAAAACCAAAGCATTCTCTAGCATAATTCAAAATGATATCCTTGTCAAACTTGTTGCAGGAATAAACATCAAGCGTAATGAATCGCTTTGGCTCCATTGAGTGAATCTGAATACCACTCTCAATGAGTGGAACCCAACCACTCACTCCTGCCTTGTCGGGATATAGTTCCGTGCCGTGATTGGTTGGACCGTGCATTACTACAGGCTGACTCATGCGAGTCATACCAATCTTGTCTACAACTCGTTCAAGAAAGCGATAGTGCAACTCCAAGTCATCGGCTGCACCGACGCGGCAATTATACATGTCCAAATAGTAAGAATATCCGAATGGTTTAATTTCACTCATTATTTGCCTCGTTGCTTTGGATACGGCTTCGGAGGATTACGCTCCTCAAACTCTCGCCGCAGTTTCTTGGTTTCTGCTTTAGTTCTGCCCAACACAAACGCATACTTATGTTTGCTAGGCATTTCCACTTTGGTGGATGTCTTCTGCTTTTCCTTGGAGTGTTCTCGCAACCGCTGCTCAATCTCATCAGGGATATTTTCCCAAAGTATCTTTTGGTCGTTGTTCCAATCCTTTTCCCAAGGAATACCCAACTCTTTCGCATACTTCTTGTATGCACTACGCACACGAAAGAATCGGTCACTTACTACTTTGCCGGTATACGGATTGATATACCTAGTCGTGGTTCCTGAATCTTGACCAAGGTAGTAGAAATTACAAGCCTGATAGATGGTTCCCAATTCTTTTGCGGTTGGGTCAGAGTAAGCAGTGAACAAACGATACTGCGTGTTCTTTACCATCCAATTGATGCACCACATCAGAAACGAACTAGCCAAACACTTTGGACTCCATGATACGCAAGCACCACGGCTAACCAATCGTTCAATTTCTTTGGTATTTTCACCAAGTAGTTTAGAGAAAGCGTTCGGCAAGTTCATCAGGATAACTCCCGCCATGATATCCTTGCCTATCAATCCTTGATTCGGAGCATGATAATACGCACCAAACCAATGCGTGGTGTATTGCGAAAGATTACCAAGCCATTCGTGACGCTTGATGAATTCTGTGGCTTCTCGCTTCTCGGCTTCCGTTGTAAGCGGCTTGAAAATGAAATCGGAAACTCGCAGTTCGGCTGCTTGTTCTTGAGACAGGTCGGCTTCCGCCAAATCTTGCTGAAGATTGTTTAAGCGTATATCATACTGCCAACAATGTTCTTTGTCGTAAGATTTAGTTCGCTCAATAATGTCTACCGATTCACTTTTGCTTTTCGAGTTCACTCTTAACCTCAATAAGTATCAATAGAATTGTTGTTACTCACAACAACCCTACATTTTTTTTACTTGACAAATAGAATCAAAAAACTTATGAGTTTCTTGTGGTGTCTTTCCACGGAGAGGAAATGTAATAGGTTTGAAGAGGTCTTGCGGACTCATCTTGCTTGATTGTGTTTTTGCAGCAGCCATTGCCGTTGGTGTGAACAACATCAGAAGGCTTAACATCAGCAATGAACAGGGGAGCAGACTGAGCAGATTGGGCTTTCTTGTCATGTAGGTAACTATACA